CAGTTGGAAAATGAACCGGGATATAAAATCGCAGTTGTCGAGTCTAAGTTGAATACGGCTTTCAGAGAAGTATTACAGGCACGGACAAAGAACTATCACGGTCAATATCCTGCGTCCTATTCTGACGAACGTGCGGCACAAGACCTTTCGCAATTCTACTCCCATATCTTCAATCTGGCACTCTTCGACTATAACACTATCGGCATCGAGTTTCAGACGAGTTCCACGGAAAACTCCACGACAAGGACTTTCCGAGACCGTGACCGTCTATTTAACGGCATTATACCGTTGAGCCGGATAGTGTAGTAGAGCGTGGTTGGAGCGGGACATTATGTGACGTACATAATGCTCTGGGGTACGTATTTTACGTGGGGATAGTCACTATTACGGGGGTCTATATAAGTATGTCACCAGAAGCTATGGAGTGGCTTCGCATCGGGATAAGCGTTATATCCGTGGCTTTTGCCGTGTACATGGGATTGCGAGGAAACCGACAAGCCGACTCAAAGGAAATCGAGTCACGTATCCGTTCCGAGACAAAGATGGATGCGAAACTTGATGAGGTTATATCAACAGGGCGAGACACACGGGATGCGGTCAGAGAACTCAACAAAGAAATCCGACAACACAGTGACAGAATCGTATCCGTTGAAAGTTCGCTCGATGCACTCACAAAACGTGTGGAAGTAGTTGAAAACAGGCTCAATAACGGGGGTGCGTAAATGAACGATTTTATTAAAGCTGCTTTAATTCGTGCAATCAGGACTGTTGCTCAGACAGCGGTTGCCACTATCGGAACTGCCGTAGCAATCGGAGATGTTAATTGGACACTTGTAGCTAGTGCTTCTGCACTCGCAGGTATTCTCAGCATCCTCACAAGCATTGCTACCGGACTGCCGGAAGTGGGGGTGAGTCCGCATGAGGACGGCACTGAAGAATAAGCAGAAACTTAAATATGCGCTCTACCATGAGCGGCAGGAAATCTATCAGACAGATGCGGAAGGGAACATTGTTTACACGGAAGTTGACGGTGAACGTGTTCCCGTTCTCGAAGGATATTCAGACCATTTTTACGATGCTCCGGTTGATTTTATCGGAAACATCATGCCCGTTGGGTCTGAGTCCTACGCAAGAGGAAATGTTGCTATATATCGTGCATATGGCATTGATATAAGCGCATATGACGCACTGATTTTGATGAACCGTGGCGAACTGCCGATTACGGAATCCTCTCTCATATGGGAGTGGCACGAGCCTAAGACCCGTATCACGGACGACTACTTCATTAGCGATAGTGACCATGATGTTATATCCGATGAAGAGACTGACGGTGTACAGCCGAGTGCCGGAGATATGGAAGTTTGGGATGAAACTACGGCTGATTGGATCGTAAAGCGTGTCGCTTCTACTCAGAACATTACGCTGTACCTGTTGTCGAGGATGAACAGTAATGGCTAAGTCGCAGAAGAAAGTATATCCGCTTTCCGTAGACGGAATAAACCGACTGGTGAACGACCTTGAGAACTACAAGAAGCAACTACTTATCAAGGCAGAACGACTTCTCCAAGAACTTGCTGACCGTGGTATCGCAACTGCTGATGAACGCATTGAGAATACCGATGGCGACTCTAACAAGAATGTTATTGTCAGGGTCAGCGATGTGTCCTATGTCGGAAATAATGTTGTTATGACGATTACTGCCGAAGGTGAGGACATACTGTTCATTGAGTTCGGGGCAGGTATCGCAAAGAACGGTGGCAAGAGTATGCTCGGTAAATCACCTCATCCGTGGGGTGAGGAAATGGGTTATGCCATAGGCAAATACCCGAAAGGTCGGAAAGGATATTCGCTTGGTCGCTTTAATGCGTGGGTCACTCCGACAGGAGAAATCTCGGAAGGTACTAAGGCTTCTATGCCGATGCTCGGTGCTATGGAGACCATGTACAAAAGCGTAGACGATGCGTGTAAGAAGGTGTTCGGATAATGAATGGTAATGAGTTATGGTTTGCGGAATTAAGCGGTCTGATTTTGACACACTTCAAGGTCAGACTTAAAAAGCTGATTCCCGATAGCCAGTTTAAAAAACTTAAAATCACGAATAGCAATTCCGACATTGCTCCGACAGAACTTCCGGCTATATGGCTTGAGGAAGTGTCCTCTTTGGAAACAGGCGAAAACCTGGACAACACTTCTATCAATGCTGTCATGGAGACAATACAGGTCACGATTTATCACAACGGGCAGATGAAGGACGTTAAGAAGCTGATGAACGCTTCTGTCCTCGCTATGAAACAAATGCGGTTCGGTGCGATTATGACACCGATTTATACTACAACGCATGAGAAGAAAACTGGTGTCGCTCGATTCCGAAGAATTATCGGAGAGGGCGATTCTTTTTAATTAAGGAGAACTAAAATATGGCACTTGCAGGTCTTTCAACACTTGGTGTTAAGTTTGGTTACGGCTCGGGCGCAACGAAGCCGAACAAGTTCACTGAACTTACAAGAATCAATGCAATCGGTGGTCTCTCTCTCTCTCCGGAGTCTATTGACGCTTCTGCCCTCACAGACGAGGTAACACGCAGAATCGCAGGTCGCTCCGACACGGACGAGACAATTCCGATTACCGTAAACTGGACTCCGGCTACTCTTACTGAGTGGGAAGCTGTTCTCACCGCTTATGAGGGTCTTACTGGCGAAGCCGAGATGTGGTTCACGGTATATCATCCCGATATGACAAAGGGGTGGTTCTTCAAAGCACAGCCGCCGAAGAAACTTCCGATGCCGGAGTTCAGTCAGAACTCTCTGCTCACAGTCGAGATTCCGCTTGTTGTTACGGAATATATCGGCATGGACACAGCGATTGAGCCGGGCACGGGATTATAATTCAATAACGCTATAAATTTTTAAACATGGGGCAGGCTTCGGTCTGCCCCTTTCCTTTTATCTAGGTTTCTATGCGCCTAAAAGCATAGGGGAAAGGGAACTATGGCAAAGAAATCAACATTTTTCGTAGTCAACGGTAAAAGATACACTCCGCTTGAACTCGATTTCAACGGTATCTGCATGATGGAGATGAACGGTGTCAATATCAACGATGTACGCTCTACTCCGATGAACGCTATCAGAGCATACTTCGCTCTTTACTTTGGCGGTAATGCAGACGTAGCCGGAGCAGAGATTATGAATCATCTCAGAAAGCACGGTGATCTCGGCGTTCTGTATGATGCGCTCGGAGAAAGTCTTAATGATTTTTTTCAGGAAGTCAACGTCACAGAGGACGAGGAAGAGACTCAGACTCAGAGCGAAGCGGAGACAGACGAGAAGAAGTAAAAGAGTATGACTCTATCCGTGATTACGTTGTTGAAGAATGGTTGATTCCTAGCCTTGCTCTCGGCATTTCAGAGGAATTGTTTTGGACACTCAGTCCTAGCCGACTTTATCCGCATATTGAAGCCGATAAACGGAAACAGGAAAAACGAGATTTAGAAATGTGGCGCATGGGATTCTATGTGCAGAACGCAGTTGCGGTTGCAATTGACAAAGTTCTCAATGGTCGGAAATCCACGCTTGAGTACATGGATAAGCCCTTGCTTGCACAGGTCAAAGAATCTCAGCAAGAGGTCGAGTTGTCGGAAGATGAAAAGATGCGTCAGGTAGAAGCACTCTTTATGTCTCTCGAAACTATATCCACCAATTCCAAACTTGCCAAACAACAAAAGGAGTCAGAGAAATGCCCGACAACGGAAACTTAACAGATAAGCTGTCGATTGAGATTAGCGCAAGCGTTAATCCGGCAATACAGGCGATTGACAGTTTACAAACAAAATTAAATCTACTTTCCGGCTCCTTACAGCACTTCACTGATGCCGGAAAATATAAGTCCGCTCTCGACAATATGGCAAGCGGATTTGAACGGCTCAATCAAGTCGTCAGCGGTATTGACACAAGCCGTTTCGAAGCGTTCTCAAAGTCGCTGTCAAAGGTCTCCGGCTCAATAACTGGTTTCACAAAAGCAGCAGAGAAAATTGAACAGGCTTTTACTCCTGTAAAGAAAGAGCCTGAAACCGTTGCAGATGTTGTTCGGAAAGAACTTGAGCCTGAACTTAAATCGCTCGGAATCACTGGCGAGGACAGTATCAATAAGGTCGTCACTTCCTTCATGCATCTCGGAGATGCAATTAACGGAAATTCCGATGACTTCAACGGTGCGCTTGAAGGTACAATAAAACTGTTGCAGGAGAACGCAAATGTAGCTGTCCAAGCGACAAGGGCATATGACGGACTTCTTGAAGCGGTTGAATCTTCGCTCAGTGCCATGCAGAAAGCCGGGAGCAAAGTATATATAAATTCAACCGATAAAGACGGTTATCGTGACGGTAGATATAACTATCTTCTCGGTGAAATGTCAACCATCGGCAAGGGTTTTGGCGGTTCGAAGCGGTTCACGACTACGGATGATACCCAACAGGACTTCCAAGAGTGGGCGGCTGAGATTCAGAAAGAAACTGGTCTGCTTGGACAAGCGATGGTTGAAGCCCCCGGCGGCATGGGATTTGAGTACGACTTTGGCAAGTTCGTTGAGATTCTAAAACAAGCAAGAGCAGAAGCCGATCAGTTGGCTCAAGGCGGAGACAGGGTAAAAATATCGTTTGACGATGCTTGCGGTGTTATTGATTCGTATGCGGACAAGATTGCCAATGCGATGAAGAACTTCACGCAATCCGAGGTTACTGAGGAAAGCGTGTCTCCGATGCAACGCCTACTCGGAACGATAAAGGAATTAGAGGGTGTGACGATTCCCGATTTCAGCGGTCTTAATTCGCTGACTACCCTTGCCGGAAAAATCGGCAACGAAAAAGGTACGGCTATCGGAGAGAATCTTGCACGGATCGTTGAGTCGTTACGTGGTATAAGCGGTGACGTTTCCATTCCTGACTTCTCAAGTCTGCAAGCACTCGGTGATGGGATGCAGAAACTTGGTCTGAAATCTGCCACGCAGGGCGCACAGAACATTCCGATTATCGCAAAGGCACTTACGGAACTCTCGTTTGCTCAGATTCCTAGTGACTTTACTTCTCTTGCCGGACTCGCAGAAGCGATACACGCTCTCGGATTATCTTCTGCGCAGAAAGCCGCACAGAACATTCCGCAACTTGCTCAAGCACTGAATGACCTTATCACTTCACTCGCTGAGATGCCGGAAGTTTCCGATAAGACACTGAGACTTGTAGAAGCATTAGGTCAGCTTGACGGTGCGAACATGAAGGTGGCGAACTCCACTAACCATGTGGCGAAGGGTCACAATCTTGCCGGACAAGCTATTCAGAAATTTACATCTCGTGTAAGTTCCGCATACAACAATTCGAACTTCCTTGCCACAGCTTACAACAAGGTCAAAGATGGCGTTAGCGGTTTTGCACAGTCGATGGATAAGGCGACTTCTCATACACAGTCGCTTACAATGGTCATCGTCAAGGCTAGGACGCTGTTGTGGGGATTCCGAAGAATCTTCTCAATGTTCTCCGGCTCTGTCGAACTTGCGTCTAGTCTGACCGAAGTTCAGAACGTAATCGACAACGTATTCACAGAGAACTATGCCGACAAGATTGAGGATATGTCGAAGTCCGTAAAGGATTCACTCGGTATGTCCGAACTTTCCTTTAAGCAGTACGCTTCACGCTATCAGGCTATGGGAAAGGCTATGGGAATCACCAACAGTCAGATGGTTTCCGCACAAGCTAATCTCAAGGACATGGGCGTTGCTTACGGTGAGACAAACGGCAATATGCAGGATATGTCAGTTAATCTGACAAGACTTGCGGCTGACCTTGCATCCTTCTATGACATTGACCAAAAGGTTGCCTACGAGAAATTGCAAGCCATTTACACAGGCCAGTCGCGGCCGCTAAGGTCTCTGGGAATTGATTTAACACAGGCAACTTTGCAAGAATGGATGCTCAAACAGGGCATTGACGGTGAAATTGCGTCCATGACGCAGGCGCAAAAGACAATGATTCGTTACCAATACGTATTGTCTCAAACCACTGCGGCTCATGGAGACTTTGCCAGAACAATCGGTAGAATGTGTGCCGCATAATACAGCAATGTATTATGAAAAAATCGGGTAAAAACGGTGAATGCTAAGTTGACTTTGCCCGAACACTTTTGGTATAATGTGTTCCTAGTTGAAAGGAGATTTTATGCGAACACATTATATCTACAAAGCAACAGATGTAACAAACGGAATGTCGTATATCGGTCAAACATACGATATGAAAAGCAGACGGAGATTGCATGAACGGTGCAGACCGGAAGATGATTGCTTCTTCCACAGGGCGTTGCAAGCACACGGGATTGAAAATTTCCGATGGGAAATCATTGATACCGCAACTTCGTGCGAAGAAGCGGACAAAAAGGAAATTGAATATATATCAACGCTGAACACACTGAAACCAAACGGTTACAATATGCGAACGGGCGGTCAAGGCGGTTGTATGTGGAACGCAAAGGCGATTGTTTGCCTAACGCTCGATGGGGAATACGTTAAAACTTATAGAAGCGCAAGACAAGCTGAGATACAAGATGGATTTCTCAATACAAGCGTGTTATTATGTTGTAAGGGCTTGTTAAACATGTGCGGAAATCGAGTATTCATGTATGAGAAAGATTACCTTGAACACGGTCCGAAAAAATATGTGAAGCCGGAGTCAGCAAGGATGAAACGTATTGTTCAGTGTGATTTAAACGGAAATTTCATTAAGAAGTTTAAAAGCGTCACGGAAGCATCTAAGGAACTTGGAATTTTAAGAACAAGAATTTCGAGTGCTATAACAGGTTACTCGAAAACCGCAGGTGGATATATATTCGTATATGAAGAAGATTTCCCAATAAAAGACATTTCAAAATACGAACCAATAAAAAAGGGACGTAAAGTTGCACAAGTTGACCCCGAAACCGGGGAAATAATAAAAGTGTTCGATAGAATGACGGATGCCGCCAAAGAGTTTGGCGGAAGTCATAAAGTCATCCACGGAGTATGTGATAAGCCGAATCGCAAGGCTTACGGTTACAAGTGGATAAGTCAATAAGTTAATACCGTGGTAAGCCTGCCGATAGCGAATAGGCGGCAGGACACTGTAACGCATAGAGGGTGAATAAATATAATCCCTCCACGAGTATCCGACAACCATTATAGGACGCAGAGATGCGTCTTATTTTGATGGCTGAAAATGTATGCTGAACTTATAGGAAACTATAAGAAGTAGCGGATAAAAAGCCGCTACGATAACATAATTGACATGGCATAACCAAACAGTTTTACTTAAAGAGAATTTCAAGGAACTTGGCATTATTGTCGGTTCCGGTCTGATTCAGGCTATTAAGCCGTTCGTCATGGCTATGAACGCAGCTTTCAACGCCGTCCTGACCTTTTCTACGAACGTTCTCAATGCTCTCGGACAAATCTTCGGGTGGGAAGTAGAAACGTTTGCTAGGGGCAGTTCTCTTGACGATTTTGCTGATACCCTCGATGATGTATCGGGTGGCATTGGCGACACAGCTAGTGGTGCTGACGATACGGCAAGCGGTCTTGACAAGGCTGATAAAGCCGCAAAAAAACTCAAGGCTACTGTTCTTGGATTTGATGAACTGAATATCCTCAACGGTGCAGATGAAGATTTGAACACTGCAAGCGGTACAGGCTCCGGCACTGGTTCTGGTGCTGGTGGTCTCGGCACAGGTGGTGGTCTTGGTGACGGTGGCATTGGTGACATTGATTATGTCCTCAAAAAGACTGATTCCAAGTTCAAGTCCGCAATCGACAATCTTTATGATCTCGGCAAATATATCTCTGATTCGCTTGCCAAAGTCCTTGACAAGATTGATTGGAACAAGGTCTACAAAAAGGCAGAGAACTTTGGGAGAGGTCTCGCTGAGTTCTTAAATGGCCTTGTTCAGCCACATACATTTGAGTCGCTTGGTCGCACAGTTGGAAACAGTATCAATACTGCTCTTAAAGCACTTAATACGTTCGGCTATACATTCGATTTCTATAATCTCGGAAGTTCTGTTGCTCTCGGTATTCAGACAGCACTTGAGTCAATCAACTTTGGTTGGCTTTCGAATACTGCTTGGGTATGGGGTCGTGGCATAGCAAGCTACATCAACGGTCTTATGAGTCCTGAGATGTTCGCTACTGTCGGTGACTCTATTGCAAATGCTCTTAATGCGGCTGTCATCGGTGCCATCGGTTTCAGTTCTGGACTTAAAGGCGAGGACATAGGAAAAGCCTTTGGAAACCTCGTAAATCATGCCCTTAGCGGAATTGAGTGGAGCAACGTACTCACCGAAGCACATTTGCTTGCACAGGATATTTCCGAAGCAATTAACGCTTTCTGCACTCCTGAGAACTTCGGTGCTGTCGGAACTGCTGTCGGCAAGGGTGTAAGTACGGCTATCAAGTTCGCTTTCGAACTTGGCGATGGTATTGACTTTGCACAATTAGGTCAGTCCTTCAATACGTTCCTTCATACCACGCTTGATAACATCAATTCTGATGATGTTGCCAACACAATCAACACTTGGATTTACGGTGCGCTCGACTTCCTTGAGCAAGTCGATATGCAGTATATTGTCGAGAAGATATTCGAAGTAATGTCTAAGATTGATTGGGGTGCGGCGGCTAACCTGAAACTTGAACTTGATGAACTCGATGCGGCTACTAGCATTGCATCTGGCATTGCAGCAGCCTTTGGCACGAACCCGATAAAGGATACAATCAGTGCAGGAATAAGCGGCCTTGGCATGGTTGCCGCAGGTGCGGTTGCCGGATGGGGGTTCAGAATGGGTCTGGCTGGAACTAGCGCAGGAACGTCTGCTGTCGGAACTGTCGGTGGCACTACTGGACTTCTTGGCGTGTTCAGCACTGGTCTCGGTGCTCTTCCCGGAGTGCTTGCTGCTGCTGCTCCGCCTATACTTGTTGGGACGCTTGCTATTGCCGGAATACTTGGTATGGCTGACCCAAGAGTTCAGCGCAAGATTGAAGAGGGCAAGCAGTATCTTAAACAGACCAGAGATGACGAGACTAAGAATTGGGAACTGCACTACAAAGGTCTGCATGATAAAACGGATCAGCGCACAAGTGACATTGTAAGGACTGTTGAGACCGCAAACGGTGACATTAAGAAGTCTTATGATTCTCTTGGCCGTGAGATTGGCTACTCCGTAAACGGCGAGTATGGTCGTGCAATGGACGATATGCAGTCAATCGGTGAACGTGCGGCAGAGGGAATCCAAAGAGCTTTTGAAGGTGTTACTGATTTCTTTAGTCGTTTTGACTTCCCGACATGGCATGTTGAGTGGGAACAACATGAAGAGGGCGGCTATGGCTTCTCACTTCCGAAGATTGTTCGGTATGCTAGTGGTGGTTTCCCAGACGCAGGTCTGTTCTTTGCTAATGAGTATGGCAATCCTGAGATGATTGGTACGATTGGTCGCCGTCCTGCGGTTGCCAATAATGACCAGATTACTACGGCTATCCGTGGTGCGGTTGTAGACGGTATGATGCAGGTATTCATGGCTACTGGTGGTATGGGTGGCAACGGTGGTCCACCGACTGTCGAAGTCACGGTCAAGGCTGATTCCGAGACGCTGTACAGAACAGTGCGTAGGGGTGAGCAGAAATACAACAGACGTTACAGTGTGGTCGCACAGATGTAATAATTTTTCTTTCAGCGCATGTAGGTGTCAAAACCTATGTGCGCTTTCTTATATATGAGGTATTTGCTTATGGCAATGCTAGTTGTTGACGGAGTTTCAATTAAAGAGCCGAGTAAGTTTCAGTGGTCGTTGCAGGACGTTTCCGCTCCCGATAGTGGTCGTACCGAGGATTCCGTAATGCATAAGAACAGGGTCGCTCAGAAGGTCAAGATTGAACTTCAATGGACGATGACAACTCCGCAAGAGACTTCGGATATTCTGCAAGCGTTTCAGCCGGAATACATCATGGTAACTTATCACGATCCGTTACTCAATGATTATCGGACTGCGGAATTTTACGTAGGAGACCGTTCTGCGCCTGTTAAATACTGGCTCGTGGATAAGAAATACTATGAGTCCGTGTCCTTTAACATTATCGAGAGGTGATAAGCCATGCTCAATGTTTCAAGCGCATTTAAGACACAACTTGATAATGACAAGAGGAATTTCCTTTATCGGCTGACATTTACTCTGCAAGACAATAGCACTCTCGTAGTTGAGAATGATGGTCTTTTGTCTGGTTCCGTAAAGTTCACACAGGCGACTTCCGGCACAGGTTCTTTCGATGTTGGCGCATTTATCATCGGAAAACTAAACTTCATCCTCAACAATATGTACGGCACGTTCGACAATTACGACTTCACTCTCGCAACTGTCGAGTATGAAATCGGTCTGAAACTTGCCAATAACAATACGGAGTATCTTCGCAGAGGTCGCTATGTTGTAGACGAAGTTGACTATGACGGTTATCTCATTTCCTTTGAGTGCCTTGATTATGCCTACTACTTTGAACAGCCGTGGGCGACTACTCTCTCATTCCCGACTACTGCCGGGGCAATCATCCAAGAAGCGTGTACTAAGTGCGGAATCACTCTTGCTACTTCCTCTTGGGATGGCTACAACATATCAGTTGATGTTAAGCCGACTGACAAGAATCTGACATGGCTTGCTGCTATCGGATATGCGGCGCAGATGTGCGGTCAGTATGCCATTATGGATAATCTCGGACGCTTGGCTATCAAATGGTATGACATTGACAATCTCAGTCAGGTCACGCTTGACGGTTCGATTCTTGACTCTACGGATGCTAGAATCTTAGACCACATTGACGACCCTATTATCGGTTCAATGGTCGGTGCGGCGGCTATGGCGTGGGAAGAACTTCCGTCCGCAAAGAAGAGTCTCTATGCACGTATCAATGACAACAGTCGTCCGCCCAAAGTCAGTCATTATCCGATACTCATTACTGGCGTAAAGTGTGTCATCGGAAGTGGCGACAACGAGGTTGAATATACGACTGGCACAACTGAATACATGGTCGATGTTTCCGGCAATCCGTTCGTCACTTCGGCTAATGTCAGCACGGTCATTAACAGAATCGCAGAGAACATGGTAGGCTTCTACTTCTACACGTTCGATGCGTCTTATATCTCAAGACCGTACTATGAAGCAGGTGACTTGGCATGGATTGAAGATTATCGGAATGGTAGGGTCTACTGCTCTTTCATTACAAATCTGAATTTCACTTCGGGTCAGTACCAGGAGTCCTCTTGTGGTGCGGAAACTCCGGCTAAGAAGCGTACTGCATCTTATACTCCGGCAATGAAGATTCTCGCAGAAGCAGGTAGGGCGACAAGGGCAAGTCTTGATACCTATGAAGCCGTAGCGAAGTCCATGACTGAATTGATCTCGCTTGGTTATGGTATGCATTTTTCGAAAGAGGTGCAGTCGGATGGCTCGGCAATCTACTATCTGCATGACGGTGCAACGCTCAATGAGTCCTCAAGCGTTTGGAAACTGACTTCTAACGGTCTTGTTGTATCGCATGACCACGGCACGACTTGGGCGATTGATACTAACGGCAACGCTCTCTTCAACGTCATCACGGCAAGAGGTCTCAATGCCGACTGGATAAATGCCGGAAAGATTGAGATTAAGGATAGCGGTGGGAATACGATTTTCCTTGCAGACATTACCAACAAAGTAGTTTCTATCGGTGGTCTTGACCGTGCTATCTCTATTGCAAATGCGGCTTTAAATGCTGTCGAAGACAAGCTGACCGTTGTTCTATCGGATGACTATAAAACCATTGTTACGGCTAGTGACGGTAGTTATTCTTCTTTCCCAGAGTGCAAGTCTTATTATACTGTCTATTTCAACGGAACTGATATAACGGGAAACAATGACCTCACCATTCGGCCACGCCAATCAAGCGGAATTACTTCCGGTATCGACCGCACAAATCACTATGTTGCAATCACAGCAATGCCAAGTGTTGACAGCGGATATGCTAGAATTATCGCAACATATAAAGGTCTTACCGCAGAGAAACGCTATTATATCTATAAACGTAAAGTTGGCGGGTCTACAAACTATGGACTCGATGTGACTCCGCTAAAAGCAGTTATCGGAGAAGGAATTGTCTATGCTCCGAACGTCATTACTGCCGAAGCGTACTCCACCGCAGATAACGGAATAACTAAAACTCCGTATGAGGATGGCGATATTATTGTTGATGTACTCGTTGGAGATACGTGGTATGAAGACCTTGATATGATTATCCTTGAGTCGGAAATTACGTATAAGATTGAGCGCACAGATGATTTTGCCCCTAGTATCGTAAGCACTTCTACCACAAACACAATTAAACTTCCAATTAATTCAAACGCTATCCGGTTTAGTCTTATTAGTAATAATACGTTATTAGACAGACAGGAAGTAGTTCTTCTTGCGGCAAGTCAAGCTGAGAAAGCAGAAAACTCCGTTCTCAAGCAAGAGAAGATTTTCAATGCTCTTACCAATAACGGACTGATTCAAGGTATATATCTTGAGAATGGAAATCTGTATATTAATGCATCATACATAAAAAGTGGTTACTTGAGACTCGGCGGTGCTGGGAACGGAAGAGGAATACTTGAAATGTATAATAGTAGTGGAGATGTTATTGGCAGTTGGGACAATGGCGGATGGCGAAATTTCAAAAACGACACTAAGTTGTGGATTAATGATGCGCTTATACGTGGCTATATTAACAGCACATATACAGATTCATCCAATCAAGTTATGACTGGTCAATTAGACTTGTCTGCGGACTATGTTACTGACAGTGGATTTGCTTATAACAATGCGGTATTAACTGCTACACAGTATGACCTAATACTTCAAGCAAAGAGAAATATTCTTTTGCAGGTTGGAAGCGGCAATTCTTATATGACTGTTGGCTCCGTTGATAGAAACGGAATACATGCTAACAATGGATACAGCGGCACCGTTCTACTACCAACAAGTATTAACTCATCTACCGGCGCAGTAGATTCATGGATTTCTTGTAATATAGTAGACGGCATTATTACTTGATTACGGGAGAAAAATATGACACAAGTAAACACAGATGCTATAAAAAATCAAATAGGTGGTTATGTAAATAGTCTTCTCATGCAAGACAGTGTGACACCAAAGGAAATGCGATATATCCTCAAGGCGATTTTGGGTGAAGTCGCTGAAATGGAACTGACGCAGAACTATATCGCACAGGCACAATTCAAAGAGAAATGTGACGAACTCAAACAGAAGCACGAGATGGCGCACGAAATAGATAATGAAGGATAATTATTATGGCAAGATTTACTTCATACTCAAGCAAAGCTAAACCGACAGACTCCGATACGTTGCTTATCAATGACGCTAGTTCGTCTAGCAATAAGCAGGTATCTTTTACTGCTGTCCTCGGTTGGGTTAAAGATAAACTCGGCTCAAGCACTATTGATGGACTTGATACGACAAGCAAGAATGTGG